ATGTTCACGGGCTTCAAGCAGCTGGGCACCGGCATCAATCGCCGTCCCTGGTGGCAGGTGCTCGGCGTCCAACAGGGGGCAGGGGAGGGCGTGGCACGTGAAGCCTATCGCACCCTCGCAAAGCAGCATCACCCTGACGCCGGCGGAGACGGCGAACGGTTTCGCGAGATCCAGATGGCTTGGGAGGAGAGCGGATACAAATGATCACGCTCGACCAACAGGTGGCGTGTGCCAGGCGCGAGCTCGCGCTGCGCCGCAACGTCTATCCCAAGTGGATCGAGGCCCGCAAGATGACGGCCGAGAAGGCTCAGTGGGAGATCGACACCATGGAAGCGATCGTCGCCACGCTCGAGAAGATGAAGACCCTCGGCGATGTGAGTGAACAGATGAAGCTGCAGGCCAGTGGAGGACCGCACCGTGATTAAGCTCAAGGCCTTTCATCTGCAGCACGGATCACCGCTCGAGCGGAAGTTCGAACTGTGCTGGCTGGCCTCGACCGGCCCCAAGCTCGAGAAGGAGTATCGCTTCCATCCGGATCGCAAGTGGCGCTTCGACTTCGCGCATGTAGAGAGCTGGACCGCGATCGAACTCGAGGGCGGAGTGTGGAGCCACGGCGCCCACTCACGCGGCCGCGGCTTCACGGAGGACTGCGAGAAGTACAACGCAGCGCAGATGCTCGGCTGGCGCGTCTATCGATACACGGTCGACATGATCACGACGAAGAGCATCGGTGAACTCGTGGCACTGATCCTGACGCGGGACTACTACGGCGTGCAGCGCAGACGTCGTCCCTCATCGGTGTGCTATAACCATAAAGGAATCTCTTTGGACGTTAGCGCTCAAGCTGGGGCCGGGACGGACTTGGCAAATCGCACGGGGCACAATGTTTGAAAAAAGCGCAGAGCTCATCACCGTTTCCGATCGGCACCGACGGATTCCCGATCTTCAATTCGCTCAAGCAGGCCGCGGGATTCACCGGCATCCCCGTTGCGGCCTTCCAGCTCGCGAAGCGAAACGGCTGTGCAGCTTTCAAGTGGAATCGCGTTTATCTTGGTCCGTTCCTCACCTGGTGGTTCACGCAGCGGGACAACTCGATGGAGAGTCGGGAGGATGCGGAGGACCGCGAAGCCAGGGCTCGGGCCGATCTGATCGAGATCGAGCGGGCACAAAAGAAGCGGGAGCTTGTGCCGATGGCCGAAGCGCTGAGTTACATCAACGAATCGTTCGGCCCGATGAGACAACTGCTCAATGCCGTGCCGAAGCGCGCGGCCTCACGATGCAATCCGGCGGATCCGCTCCTGGCGCAGACCGTCCTCGAGGAGGTCATCGGTCAACTGATCCCGGAGCTGCGAGCCACCATCCCGCGGCCGCCGGCGTCGCCGGCCCCTGAGCTGCCACTATGAAAACCCGCGACGAAATCATCCAGGAGGTCAGACGGCAACTCGCCGAGATCGATCAATATTTCACCGACGTCGCTTCCTGGAACGACAACCGCGGCAAGGTCGAAGGGCTGATCGATGCCGATCCGGACGGCTCGGTCGGCAAGATCCGGAAAGGTTTGCGGAAGCTGATCGAGACCGAAGACCGACGGATCCGCATCGTCGAATCCAGGACCGATATCTGGAAAGACGAACGTGTCATCGAAGCGCTGAAGGACGGTCGGCCGCCTGACGACATAGCCATCCTCGATTGCCCCAAGTGCAACATCGCTGGGTACTACAACCAGGGCTCCTGGTTTAGTTGCCCCCATTGCAAGACGGACTTCTCTGTCATGAGTGAGGACGAGGTCTCAAGAAGAAGTTACCCGGTCGTAAGTCTCGAGAGCATGAGGCAACTCTCCGACTGCGTCACCGAAGGTGAGGAGGCCGGCCCATGATCTATAAGATCGAGTGGGAGATGGTGTCACCGATCGGATCCGGAGCGGCCTTCTACGCGAATGAGCGGCCGATTTGTCGGCCCGAACAGGTGGCCGAGGAGCACTGGCACCGTGTCACTCGAGAGACAGACAATCCCTGGCAGCAATACCATACGCTCAAGGCCTGGGCCGAGAACGGCAGAGAGCTAATCCGCAAGGTTCACCTGTTTGTTGCGAATGAAACGACATGGCGGCCTTACGGACAAGAGCCGCATCCGATGGACAAGGACTACCTGAAGCAAGCCGGCACTGCGATCAAGGCGAAGCTGCCGGACAATCACGGGTTCATTCTCCTGGTCGCGCCATTTGGCGAGCCCTCGGAGAACAGCCGGCTCAGTTACATCTCGACCCTGACGCGCGAGACCGCGATCAACGTCCTGAAGGAGTGGCTGATCAAAGCCAGCGGACCGGAGGAATGGATGAAGCACATCGTATGAGCGAACCAAAAGTCGACACAGAGGGCTTTTACGGAACGGTCGTCCTGAAGGACTGGATGCCGACAATGGACGAGCGAATGGTGCGCCGGGTCACCGGCATTTGCAGGGTTGTTCGAGACGCGGACTTCGGTCTAAAGGTGAAGGGCAGCGAATCGAACTGGGGGATCCGAGTCGCCGGCGCAGAGACCTCGTGGACGATTCTCGGTTGCCAGATACGGGCCGTCATCGTCCATTCGTCGGAGCAGCGCAATAATCCCGAAGGCTGCGAGGTCGTCACTTGAGCGATCAGCCTCCACCCTGGCGCAAGCGGCCGACGCCTGAGAATCGCGAAGCGATACTGGACGCGGTCTTCGAGCCTCTCAGGGACGACGAGGGCGATTGCCACCGCTGCAACGGCGAAGGCCGGATCCTGGTGTGCATCGATGATCTCTGCCAGGGACAAGGCGAGTGCATTCACGGCGACGGCTACGCGGTTTGCCCGGTTTGCAAAGGAGTCGAACGATGATGACGCCCGGTGAACTTTGGGAGATCGTGCTAAAGCACAGGAGTCCTGGCGTACGCTGGCGGATCTATCCTAATCCGTGGCGCGACGACTGCGTGTTCCTCGCTGAGGACAAGCCGATCGAGCCAGACGGAGTCGGTCTGGATGGTCCGCTATATCCGGCTACGCCGAAGACAGATCACCGCATTCCATTCGGCGTTGATCCCTATGAAGCGAGGCTGCTCGTGACCTGGCTGAATATGCCCGAGGCTGAATTCCAGGCGGCACTCCCAAAAGGAGCGGCACGATGAGAAATACGCTCGCTGTGCTGCTGCCCAAAGAGAAACCGATGCAGATCATCGTCAGCGCCGCCATGTTGCGAGATCTCGAAATCCTTGCGTTGACTGGGCTCTTTGGCGGATCACCAGAGGCGGCCGCCAGACGGATCATCGAGCAATGGCTTATATCGAATCAGTCATTCATACGAAACCAGAGGCAACCCGAGTGAGCCCTGCGACCGAAATCGATCTCCGACCGCTCGCCGGCGTGATGCGCCGGGACCTGCGGCGCTTCGATCTCACGCTGCGCGAGCTGCTGCTGGCCCTGGCGATCGTGGAGCTGACCTTCGAACTCAACCGGGCCGAGATCTGGATCCCACGGCTCGAGGAGATGAGCAGCCTGACCGGGATCTCGCGCGGCGATATTTCGCGCGGCCTTGGATCGCTGACCCGGCAACGGATCATTCAGAAGCAGGAGAGGGACGGGGGCGCCGACGTGCGGCCCCTTCCGGACGCGTTCTACTGGCAGGCAAGGCCGCGGACGCAAGTCATCGACGTGAACGCTGCGCGGGAGAGCATCCTGGCCGCGAACGGCATCGAGCAACTGCTCTTGCGCTTCGTGGAACCCGGGTTGACCGAGGCGCTTCACCAGGTCTCTGTCGAGGGCGCCAACGGGAGCCGGGTGCCGGCGGACCGTTGTCAATTCAACAACGGGGAGAGCGTTGTCAATTTGACAACGGCCCTCCCGGCCGAGCGTTGTCAATTTGACAACGATGCAAAAAACTCAATGTTTACAGGGGTTTCATGCGCCAACACTAAATTGGCTCCTTTCCCCCCCACACCCCCCCTTTACTCGTCAGAGCGAGTACTCGAGTCCGAGTCGAGTACTCGAGTACTCCTAGGGTCAGAGGCTTTACCCGGAACTCGTTTACTCGCTTCTGCGAAGGTGGAATCCCTGATGGAGGCCTGCAGGGAGGTCCTGGGTGCGGCCGAGATGGATCTGAACACCGGCCTTTGGCTGATTCGCGCCCGGGAAGCCCCCGAGACGCTGGAACGGGTCCTCGCCGAGACAAAGGTGATGGTGCGCGAAGGACGCATCTGGAATTCGCCGGCTGCGGCCGCGACCGATCTTTGGAAACGCTGGAGGCTGACAGCATGAAACCGGTATGGACCGAGTTTCCGCCTCCCGCGACGATAGCCGCGGCAGAACAACCCCGTTTCTGGTGCGATGACTTTGATTGCGATCTGTTCAAGGTGATCCCGGAGACGCGCGATGCGCTCGGGCCGGTGGGTGATGTCCTGCTCCGGACCCGGGGCCATTCCACCAACGGACGATTGAATCACCCGGCTTGCTGGAATCATGACGTCGGACTGATTTCGTTCTTTGGCTTCTCCGGCGATCCAGCGCCGTCGGGTTTTCATTCGAGCGACCCGATCATCGACTGCACCATCGAAGAAGCGATCCGGGACGCCTGGGTCCATACCCTGGCGATCGCGATCGAAGGCCAGATCATCTTCAACGCATTTGAACTTCGGCCGCATTTTGACAAGCTCCTTTGGTGGACGAGGAAATGGAATGGAGCCGAGGATCCAACGTTCGAACGCTCGCTTGTCCTGATCGCGGTCAAGCGGGCGGTGATGGCCTTCCTGGCGGTGATCAAAGACCGCCCAGTCCTTCGACGAACATGAGCGACGAATCTGAATCAGTGCCCTATTGGTTGCTGCGGAGTCTGGCAGAATATCTCGAGGGCGTTGGCTGCGAGGACGACGCAATCATCAGCTGCGACCAGAGCTCGAAATGCATCACCGAATGGTGTCCTCCTTGCGCCGCGGCCCAGTGGCTCAAAATGCAGAGGCACCAGGAAAAGATCGCGACCGGTGAACGGATTTGCGTCTATTGCGGCTGCACGGAATCCAAAGCCTGCGCCGGCGGCTGCTCCTGGCTCGAGATGCACCCGGGGACGCTGACCGGCATTTGCAGCCGATGCCTGGAGAAGATCCCACGGGTCGGAAGCCCGCAGCGGCCCATTCCGATTGTGATCACCGATCCGCCGGCGGCATGAGTGATGAACGGAGAATTCGCATTTTGCGACACGCTTCCCAAACCGGCGCCGCTCGATCGGCCCCGATCCCGGCACCCGGATCCCGAGCCTGACGACGAGCTGCTCGAGGAGTCTCCGATCTCGCGCCTCGATCCCTGGCATGCCTCGGTCCTCTATCGAACGATCGCGGGGCACTTCAGCGAGGCGACGAAGGAGACGCCCTCGGAATGGTGCTGCCGCAAGCTCATCTTCGATGAACCGGAGAACCGCGGCGACTTCAACCTGACCGGCCGCGAGTATATCCGGGAGCCCCTCGACGCGATCGCAGATCCGACGGTCACCGATCTGGTGGATTGTTTCGGCAGCCAGTCCGGAAAGACGGCGATGATCATGGGCGCCGGCGCCTGGATCATTGAGAACGATCCCTCGCGCATCTTCTGGGTGATGCCGACCCGCGACAACCTGCTGCGATTCTCCCGCACGCGCTGGCAGCGGATGCTCAAGGCCTCGCCGGATCTCGCGCGCCTGATCCCGGCCGGCGCCGAGCGTTACGGGTTTTCCACGCTCCTGCAGATCCTCGGGCCCTCGATCGTGGACTTCGCCTGGTCGAATTCTCCCGCGGCCCTGGCCGGCACGCCGGCGCGGATCGTCTTCCTCGATGAGGTCGACAAGTTTCCGAAGGGCGGGGCGGAGGCGGATCCCGTCGAGCTCGCCGATCAGCGGACGAAGAACATGACGGCGCCGAAGAAGTTGAAATCCTCGACGCCCTCCTTGAGCTCCGGGCTGATCTGGCGGGAACTGGGCAAGACCGATATCCGCCGGCGCTTCCTGCCCTGCTTCCATTGCCGCAAGCGCGTCGTACTCGCCTGGTCGCGGGAGATGACGGTCTTTCCCTTCCGGGGCGACGAGGCCTTTGTCCGATGGGATAAGGAAGCCAAACGGAACGACGGGTCCTGGGATCTTGATCGCGTCGAGGCCTCGGCGCGCGCCGAATGCCCGCATTGCGGCGGACACATCCTCGACGGCCAGAAGACGGCGCTGGATCGCGAGGGGATCTGGACGTCGACGCAGCGCGCTGCGCGCGGCTTTCGGGGCTATCATCTGCCGAGCCTCTATGCCGCCGGCCCGCAAACCACCTTCGGCAAACTCGCGGTCAAGTTCCTGCAGCTGAAATTCAGCCTCGAGGGACTGCAGGGCTTCGTGAACGGCGACCTCGCCGAGCCCTGGCTCAACCAGGATGAACGCAGCAGCGAGCGGATCGAGATCATCGTCCCGCGGGACGCTCCGGAGATCCAGGACGGCGTAAAGATCATGACGGTGGACCGCCAGCTCCTCGCTCCGAATTTCTGGTTCACGATTCGGACCTGGCGCAATCACTCGCGCCTGGTCGACCAGGGAAGCCTCGATACCTGGGAAGAAATCCGGGCGAAGCAGCTCGAGCATTCGGTCCGCGACGCGCTGGTCGGGATCGACTCTGGATTCAACGCGACCGACACCTATACCAACTGCCTCCGCTTCGGCGCGCTCAAGGCGCGGAAGCACAAGGTTCCGGCCTGGTCGGGCTGGTGGCCGCTCAAGGGATCGCCCGGCCGTCAGGCCTGGCCGGACGCCAAAGGGATCGCCCGACCCTACGGTCTCGCCGACGCCGCGATCGCACAGAAGAACATTTATCTGCCGCTCCTGATGTTCTCGCCCGACGCGCTCAAGGACATCCTCGAGGCGCTGCGTTCCGGGAAGACGGGCTATCGTTGGGAGGAGACAGATGCCGCAGACGAGGAGTACTTCATGCACCAGGATGCCGAGGTCAAACGGGCGGTTCGAAATCCACGCTCGCGCCGCCTGACGGTCACCTGGGCCAAACGCACGGACGACTGGCCGGATCATCTTCGGGACTGCAATGTGATGCAGGTGGCGATGGCATTGTTCCACGGCCTGATGGCTCCCACGATCGATCCGCAGAAGCGACGGGATCAGGAGGCGGCCGCGAAGCGATGAGGCCACCGAAGGACATCGATCTAGGCCTGGCGCTGCTGCACAATCGGGCGATTCCCGGAGTGCCGCTGACGCTCACCGATATCGCGGCCTGGTGTGGTTGCACCATGGGCGGAGTCTGGATCATCGAGAACCGCGCACTTCAAAAACTGCGGCGGGCCCTGCATCTCAGGGGAAACTCCGAGCTGCAGGAACTGATCGACGCGATTAAATGATCGTCATGAATTCAGAGCTCCTCTCCAGGAAGGAACTCGCTCTAAAGCTCAAGCGTCATCCATCCTATGTGACAGCGATGGTCAAGCGCGGGTTCAAGATGCCAGGGGGCCGAGCCAGCCTTGGTGCTGCGATCCGCTACTTGGCCCGGAATCCGAATCCAAGATCGCGCCGGTGAATCAACGTCAGGGGACCGGGGTGACTGGACTTGGGTTTGTGGGTGGATGCGAAATGATCTTCATTCTCCATCCACTGTCGGGATGAGCGGTCGGGGTGTATGATGCTCGATTAGTGACGGTGACGAATTTCAAATTGAAGCTGACCATATTGGCGGGCCGATCTTTCCCCTGAGCAGTCAGGAGCAACGCACCCTCCAGTTCCTCGTTTGTCAAAGACGAACGGGGGATTGTAAGGACCGGAGCTATATGGCCACTCCCCGGCAGAAACGCCTCCGGGAAATTATATCTCCATTTGTCGAGGTCCTGGCCAGGCATCTCAACGGTCCTGATCAACTTACCCCATCCAGCGCCCGGTCGAATTCCAAACTTCCTGTTCGCTATCAGATCAAAATGCACGTGTTCAGCGAACTCGGGACACCGGACAGCGATCGCGAGCGGCACATTGGTTTCATCAGGAGCGATTGGAAATACCACCATACCCTTATTGCGGAACGTCTCCTCCTTGGCTGGATAAGGGACTTGAAAGAACTCATTCGTTAACAGCAGCCGATGCTCGGGATGATTCTCCGAATGCACCACAAAAACAAATGGAGCCGGAGTCGGCCGTGGAAACAGCAAGTCAAAAGCGGAGATGAAGGCTGCCTCAAACAAAATGAGGATGAGGAAGGCAATGACCGAGAGGCGAGTGCAGCTAACTGGGTAAAAGAACTGAGTAGCCTCAAGGAGTGTCCTCAGTTGCAGACAAACGAGAGCCAAACACGCAGGGACAACGATCCATTGAAACCACCAGGCATCCCAATGGCCTGTGATACCGGTGAAAAACGTGAAAGTTAATCCAATGCCCGTGCTAAGCGCATTACCCACCTTTGAGTCCGGTGTCCTTTTCTTCTGTTTCCCCATCGGTCGAATGATTTCGGCCCAACAAATACGTCTTCCCCCATAGTCCAAACAAGACCGAACTTTCCGGACGGGCATCGAATTGCGTCCAAATGCTTCCGAACGGTAACGAATGCAACTAGGGCCTCGGACTGCGATTGCCCCAAGCTGTAGGGGTGCGCATCCGAACCGACGTCAAGCGAGCCTGGCTGATCGCTCATGCACGAGCGGCGACCGCGGCGAGCCAGACGCTCGAGGCTCATCTCCTCGCGCAGATCGATTCCAAGGTTGAGTCCATCGAGAGCGGACTCGCGATCGCGGAAACTTCCGGCAACGGCCACTCGACCTCCTTCAGCAAACCCGGCGAGGCCTCCGCGGGACCTGAAGAGATGGCCGGCCTCGTCGGTGAGATGCTGCGGCGGTACCAGAACGCCCGCCAGCAATTGATCGACGCCGGCACCGCTTCACCGACCGATGCGGAGATCCTCGCGCAGATGCTCGCCTATCTAAACCCGGCGAGCTCTTCGGGCATCTCCTTCCTGAATGTTCGCCAGCCAGGAGGTGTCTTCGCGTGAGCCTCTGGCAGCGCATCAAGGCCTGGTTCGAAGGCGCGCGGCAATCGCCGGCGCGGGGCATCATTTGCTCGCCAGTGCAGAGCGCACGTTTCGATGCGACGGCCGCAACGCGCACGATCCTCGTCGGCAAGAGCCGATACTTCGAACAGAACAACGCGATCCAGAACCGGCTCGCGGACATCTTCGAAAGCTACACCGTCGGATCAGGACTGGTCGTCAATCCGGCGTCGAGCTCGCCCGAGTGGAACGAGAAGGCCAAGGCCTGGTGGGACGAATGGTGCCTCTATCCCGACCTCACCAGCCGGCAGACGTTCGCGTCACTGCAGGCGCTCGCGGCCCGGAGCTGGTTCGTGGACGGCGAGATCTTTTGTCTGAAGACGCGCGGCGAAAAGGGATTCGCGCGGATACAGATGTTTGAAGGCCACCTGGTCGGAACGCCTCCGGATCTCCGCGATCAGGAAGGCCTGACGATCGTGGACGGCTGCCAGCTCGATCAGAGGACGCGGCGGCCGATCGGCTACTACGTCGCGGAAGAGGATCCCAGGGGGAAGAAATCCTACGGCTCTCCGAAATCCTGGGAGAACGTCTGGCACATCTTCGAACCGAGCCGGCCGGGTCAATACCGGGGCCTGCCGTTCTGCTATCCGGTGATCAACGACCTGCAGGATCTCGATGAACTGCAGATGCTGGAGATGGTCGCCTGCAAGGATGCCGCGGAGAAAACCAACGTCGTCAACAACGAGAGCGGCGAAGTCCCAGATGAAGAGCTCCTCTCCCAGGGCAGCACCGTCACGAATGAAACGCCGGGAGGCGCGAGCGCGACGGTGGACCGCGCGCGTTACGTCCACGACGCCCTCGGTGGCCGGACGGTTTATCTGCGGAACAACGAGAAGTTGACCCAGCATGTGAGCCAGCGGCCGAACGTCGCGACCAAGGATTACTGGCGCTTCATGACCGAGAAGGTCTGCATCGGCCAGGGGGTCCCTTACTGCCTCGCGTTCCCGGAAACGATGCAGGGCACGGTCTATCGCGGGGCGCTGGACATGGCCAACGCCTGGTTCCGATCCCGGAGCGCGGTCATCGGCTCCTGGAGCGTCGATGTTTACAAGTACGTCATGGGGGATGCCCGTTACAAGGTCGAGGCGCTGCGCGATGCGCCCGGCGACTGGTGGAAAGCCACGGTGACGCCTCCGCGGGCGGTCAACGTCGACGTGGGGCGCAATTCCGCCGCGATGATCGCGGAACTTCGGGCGGGAGTCCGGACCTTCCAGGGAACATACGGCGACCAGGGTGAGGACTGGCGTCGAGGATTCCGGGCCCGCGCCGAGGCCTGCGAATTCATCATGGCGCTTGCCCAGGAGAAGAAGATTCCGCTCTGGATGCTCTCGGACCTCCTGATGGAGCAACCCTCGGCTCCGGCGCCGGCAACAGAGTCCACTGAACCCGATCCCCAGATCCCGGCCTACCAGCCCGGGCCATCGGCGCCCTATCGATGATCCTCAATCCTCCATCGCGACTTCGATTCCCGGCGATCTTCGCCGCGCCACCAACCATCTATCGCTGCGAGGTCAAGACGATCAATAGCTGGCTGCGCGTCGTCCGCGGTGAGGCAAAGAACGATCCGGTGGAGCTGCTGATCTATGATCAGATCGGCAAGGACTGGTGGGACGGCTCCGGAGTTCAGGCAAAGGATTTCGCCGACGTGCTGAAGGAGATCCCGCGCGACCAGGAGATCATCGTCGGCATCAACAGCCCCGGCGGCAACGTCTTTGACGGTCTCGCGATCTACAACCAGCTCGAGGCCCGGCACAAGTACGTCACCATGCGGAACGACGGCCTCGCGGCCTCGATCGCCAGCATCATCTTCATGGCCGGCAAGAGGCGGATCACCCCGGAGAACGCACTCGTCATGATCCACGATCCGTGGGGCGGCTGCATCGGCAACGCGGCCGACATGGAGAAGATGGCCTCGGAGCTTCACAAGGTCGCGGACAGCATGGCCGGCGTTTACGCCAATCGCACGGGCAAGACCAAGGCCGCCCTCCGATCGCTGATGCTCGCCGAGACCTGGTTCGATGGCAACGAAGCCAGGGCTGAAGGTTTCGCGGATGAGGTGACCGATCCCGCGGCTCTCGCGGCCTCGATCCAGAAATTCGATTTGTCGGGCTTCCGGCGTGTGCCGGCTTCCGCCCGCAGCAACCGAAACAATCCCGCCGGCACGCCGAGCGGGGCAGAAGACCAGGACACCATCATGAAAGAACTAATTGCCCTGCTGAAAAAGCACGGCGTCACCGCCAAGGAAGGCGCGACACTCACCGAACTTCTCGCCGAGCTGGACAAGCTCGTCACCGCCGGCAAGGTCACCAAGGAAGAGCGCGACGCGGCCGCATCCGCTGCCCAGACCACCCCGGCTCCTGCAGCTCCGGCCACCCCGGCTCCTGCAGCTCCGGCCACTCCCGCACCGGCGACTCCGGCGCCGCAAGCGAACGTCGTCAGCGTCGAGGAATTCCAGGCGATGCAGCGGCAGGTCGCCGCAGAGCGTACCCGCCGGATCACGGCCGATCTCGATCAGATCGTCGCCGCGAATCCTTCGATCGATCGTGCGGCCTGGTTGCCGCGGGCCCTGGCGGACGAATCGATCCTCGCGACCTTGCGCGCGATGCCGATCCCGGCGCCTGGCGCCGAGCCGATCCGCCCGATCCAGAACAACGGGAATTCATTGGTCGAACAATATCGCGGCATGCGGGCGGGCGCGGAACGCCGGACCTTCGCGATCGCGAATTACGACAACCTCCTCGCGCAGCGCCGGCGTCTGAACCCGCGCGCGGCGAATACGGTGGACTCGGCCCTGATCACCGACTTCCTCGCGGATGCGGTCGTCACGGTCGCGAACAACAAGCTCGCGGCCCTGGCTGGCTTCAGCCGGGACTTCGGCACGGACCGGTTCAAACCGACGGCGCAGGTCCAGGTGAAACTGGCCCTCTCGACCGGTGCGGCACAGACCAACCCCACCAACTTCGAGACCGGCGACACGACGCTCGACAACATCGCGGTGGCGGTCAACCAGGTGAGCCGTTCCTTCCATGTCAGCAACAACGACCTGAACGGCGGAGTCCGGCTGGCCAACCTGGCGGAGATCAATGCGAACACGTTTGTGAACGCGATCTCCGATGTCTGGACGGCACTCATCCTGGACGCGACCTATGCCGCGCCAGGAGCGACCAACGTCGGCGCGGCCGCGAATTTCGACAGCGGCACGCTGGCCGACATTTACGGTGTGGCGAAAAACTTCCGGATGAAGAACCTGATCCTCGATGGGGCCTACGTCGGCCGCATCGTGAGCCAGATCAATCCGAACGCCTTCAAGAATGCGCCGCAGGGCGATCGCGGCGCCTTTGGCTTCGATCTGCTCGCCGAGCAGAACCGATGGACGAGCGCCGATGCAAACACCGTCGGCATCGCGTGCGGTCCCGACGCGATCGCGGTGGCGTCCGGCCTTCCGCTCGAGCTGCCCGCCGAGGAATTCATGTCTCAGGGGACGGCAGATGTCGGAGGTCTCGGCCTGGTGGTCGCCATTCAGACCTGGTTCGCGAGGGGCAGCCGGGCGACCTGGTCGTCCTTTGACGTGATGTTCGGCGCCGCCGCCGGCGACACGACTCAGCTCTCGCGGCTCAAGTCCGCGTAAGCAACCGGATCGGATCACTGACTGAACTGATCGACGCTTATGCCACGACGAGTCATCACGGTCCTTTACGGATCCAACGGGCAGCGGGCCCTGCTCTCGGAGCAGGACCGCTCGCCCGCGGAGGAACGCGCGGCCTTCAATGCACTGCGCGGGAATCTTCCGCCGGACGTCGTCCGCGCGGAGCTCATCGACACCGACAACCGCGGCCTGATCCTGACGCATCACCGGCAATCGGACCGCGGGCAGGAACCATTCGCTCCTCCTCCGCCTGAGCGGAAGAAACGCAAGTGATCGTCCACCGAAACCAGCAACCCACAACTCCAGCTCCAGCTCATCTGCAAATCATGAAAACGAAACTCCTCCTCGCCCTGGCGGTGATCGCCTTGCTCATCGCCGTCTTCACGCCCCCGGCCGCGGCCCAGGGCTACAGCGCCTACGCGGTGCAGACGCTCGTGTCCGGCGGAACCAATACGGTCGCCGTCAGCACGGCGAGCACGGCCTACGCCTCGACCATCATGAACCTCTCCCGGCAACGCGAGGTTCCGATCCTGATCAGCGTGAAGTCTGATCGAACCAACGACCTCACAATGACGTTCCATTTCGACGTCTCGATCGACGGCTCGACCTGGTTCACCAATCACACGTCACCTTATTCGGTCAGCGTGGCTGCCAACGGCACAACGGCCGTCGTCGTCGCCACGAATGTCGCGAATGGCGGCTTCGGCTATATGCGCCTGGGCTACGTCAACAACCTGAACGGGACGGCCGTGCTGACGAACCTGACCGTGCAGTACGGCATCAAGCGCTGATCCGATCTGCCCGAGACTAACCTTGGCGCCGGTCCAGAAGGAGGCCGGCGCCCCTCAGTTTCGCGTATGAAAGGCGACACGGACGTCATCAAAATCAAGAAGCCGAAGGATGTCATTGCCTGGCGTGGCTTCGTCACGCTGGCCTTCGCGGTGATCGGCGTCGGCCAGTATGCCGTGCCCAAGGCGGCCATCACACGCGAAGAATTCCAGGTGATGTCTGACAACGTCGCCTCGATGCGGCAGCAAGTCGCCGTCTTCACCGCCACCGCGCAACGCGATCGGGAGGAGGACTCCAGACGGCTCACGGATCACGAGCTCAGGCTCCGCGGCCTCGAGCGCAACCAGGGACGACCATGACCTCACGCTCACGCAAATGGCTCCACGGCCTGGGTGCCGCCTTCATCGGCGGAGGGGCCACGGCATTGACGGCCGCCATGGGCCTCGCCGGCGCGCATTCCGTCGGCGCTGACGTGACTCCGCTGACCTTCAAGCAGATCGGCGCTGTCTTCATTTTCTCGGCGATCTCCTCGACCGCCTTCTATCTGAAACAAAGCCCCCTTCCTCCAGAAGAACCCGACGAATCCAAAGAAACCACACCGACACCATGAAAACACTCCTCAGCTCTACCGCCGCTCTCGCCGTCCTGCTCTTCACGCCTTCATGCGCCACGACAAACGGCCCGATCAGCCCCGACGTCGTCGAGGCCAACGTCTTTGACGCCGTTCGCATCGGCACCAAGGCGACCCTCATCTACAAGCCAGAATCCCGCGAGGCCTTCGAGAAGGCCTTCGTCTCTCTGAACATCGCCGTCAACAATGGCAAGATCACCGGCGGCACCCTCGCCGAGATCCTCCAGGCGATGCAGATCAAGTCCCTGTCCGGCGACCGTGGCGCGATCGTCATGGAGGGCGGGATCTTCCTGGTCAACTTGGTCGTCGGGACCCGGCTCGACCTGACCAAGAACGAATACGTGTACGCCGCCGCGGTCGGCGCCCGCGATGGCCTGGCCGCTGCCCTTGGTGAACCGCCGATGCCCTCGAGTTCGGCCAACCAGGAGACGGACCTGGCCAGAGTTTCAATGGATTCCTCCTGGGGCATTTCTCTCTCGGTTCGCCGCACGGCTCTTCTCGAGCGCTGATCCATGTCTGTCTGCTCCAATCTCCGTCTCAGCGGCCTGCGCGTCCAGAGAACCGTGGATGCGGACACGCTCACCTTTCGAGGCGAGACGATCGCGGCGGTCCTGAACCGTCCGACGGTCGGCGGGCCGGACTTCCAGGAGGCGGCCTTGAATCAGCTCGGCGGATCGACGATCGAGATCCTGAAGGAGGATTTGGCTGAACTGACGGACGATTCGGCGCCAAAGCTCGGCCAGATCTTCACTGAGACAGGCGGCACAACGCATCGGATCATCCGCATCGAGGCCTCGCCGTTAACCTGGAAGTTAACTTGTGAACCGACCGATCCATGATCACAGCCGAGGTCGAGACGCCGGCGGCGGAGCTGAAGAAGCTCAACACGGACCTGGTGGAATATCAGAAGCTCTCGAGGAAGCTGCCGCAGGAGGTCATCGAGAAGCAATCGAAGGAGTTTTCCTTCCGGCTGTTCAAGGAGCTGCAGACGATCCGGCCGGGGAAGGGGACCATCCGGGCGCAAGCCTACGCGCTTTTTGGGACGGGGCGCGGCGTGCTCGTGCGCGAAAGTGTGCGGCAGGCGGTCTTTGCCAGGTACAAGGCCGCATCGGAGATCAAGACGCGAGGCCTCAAGATCCAGCGCCGCGGCAAAGGCGTCACATCGACGATGGTCAAGGGCAAGCGGCTGAACATCCAGGCGCTCCTGGTGCAGGCGGAACTCAACGTTCGCGAGAAGGGCGCCGGCTTCCTCTCCATCTCCTCGAGATTCCCGAGAGGCGATGGCGGGCGGGGGGAGGATTACTCGGAATCGATCTTCGGCCAGCGCCTGGGAGCGAAATATCTGACGGCCATGGGCGACTCCGCTCAAGCCCGCTTCGTCTGGGGCGAGGAAGGTCCGTTGTCTCTTTCCGCGGCTACCGGCTTGTCAAAGGACCGCGCCCGCGACGTCGTTGCCAGGGCGATCGCCGCCACCCGGGCGAACATGCTCGAGTATACCCGTCGCAAGCAGAAGGAGGCGGTCGAGAAGATCGGCAAATCATGAGTGACCTCACCGACATCCAGGCGGACCTGGTCTCGCTGCTCGAGGGCAAGGCCGCATTGCGCGGCGTGACGATCCTCTCGATGGACGACCTCGAGTACTGGAAGGACCTCGGCACGGCGCTTTCAGATATTCACGGCACCGCGGTCGCGGTCGGCCGCCCATCCGGAGTGCCGGAGGCGATCAACATCCGCGGCGGCCAGTTCACGACGACGCTCCGGTCCTACATCTTCGAGAATCCGGCGATCACCCGGGAACGCAATCTGGCGGCTACGGTCGCCGATGAAGCGGCGCGCCTGGCGCTCACCGATATCGCCGCTGGTGACCGGGTTCTCCAGAGCGACACGAGCGCCAACTGGTGGCTGATGGAGGCCGGCCAGGAAGCGGACGCGAGCAAATGGGCCCCGGTTCTCACCGAGACGCAGATCCTT